CGGTTTTCTTGTATTAGGAGAACCGAAAATGAAAGTGAAATGTAGTGCGTGCGGAGCGTTGCACTCGTTGGATGCGTTAATTACTAATCAAGCGGCGAGCGAGGCGCTGAATGCGGCATTGATGGTGAGTGGTGAACTGGGCGAGGCGTTGATTCGCTATTTGGGACTATTTCGCCCTGCGAAGAGTTCGCTCACTTTTGACCGTGTTGCCACTTTGTTAGGTGAGCTTACACCGATGATTCAGGCGGGCAAGATTAAACGTGATGGCGTGGAATGTGCCGCCCCTGTGGAGGCGTGGATTTATGCGATCAATCAGATGATGGCAAATCGGCAAGCATTGAAATTACCGATGAAATCCCACGGTTATTTATTGGAAATTATTGCGAGCCATAAGCCTGTTGGCACATCGATGGTGGTGCAAAATTCCGAGCAAAATCGCCCGCTTGCAAGCAATAAAATGAACGCAATAAAAGGAGCTTTAGAATGGGGCAAGACAACCAATGGCTAAAACCCGTACTGGCTCAAGGCGTGGCAATGTTGTTACTGTTACGTCTGAAAAATTCTCCTACGGAAGATGTGATACAGCCTACGCTGGAAGCATGGTATCGGGTAATTACTTATAAAAAGTCGTGGGATATGGAGTTGGATAAGGTGCGGTTTGAGACAGCATTTATGACGCTTGGACAGACTTGTGATTGGTTTCCTACGCCAAAACAGCTTCTGGAAGCCTTGCCACGGCGTGAATATCCTGAGCTTCCGCCACCACTGCCGAAAAGTGTGGAGGAAATGGCACAGGAAAAGGCAAAAATGGAAAGTAATTTACAACGATTGAAAGCAATTTTAAGGGGTAAACGATGAGAAAACGATTATTGCAACTGGTGCATATTGGGAAAAGTCAGTTAGGGATGGACGATGAGACTTATCGAAGTCTATTATCTCAACAATTCTACCAAAATTCCGCGAAAAATATAAGCTATTCAGAGCTAGTGAAACTGGTCAAAATATTGCAACAAAAAGGGGCGAAAATTCGCTTACCGCGTGATGTTCCACAGCTTTCTGCCGTTCAGCGGAAATTGTGGGCAGTGTGGAAAGCAGTGGCTGATGAAAGCAGTTCGGCAGCGTTGAATGCGTTTGTGCAGCGATATTATGCTGAAGTGAGCGATTGGCGTGAGCTAGATAGCGAGCAAACAGCAGCTATTATTGAGCATTTAAAACAGTGGAAAAAACGAGTAGGTAAATAATGATTGATGCCAAATTTGACAATAATGACTTTCAAACCAAAGCCCCCGATTTATTGGCAGATTTGGCAAAATATACGGTGATGGCGGTGCGTGAATGTTACCCTGAAATGGATGTGGAAACCGCGGAAAACATCGGAATGATTGTGGCATTGAAGACGGGCTACAACTGGGGCGGATTGAATGTTTATGTGCCAAAGTCGATGTCGCTTTTTGCCTGTGAGCGTGAAAAGAAAATTTTCAACGAGTTCACCGGCAATAATCACGCATACCTTGCTAAGAAGTATGGTTTATCTTTGCAATGGATTTACAAAATCGTCAAACGTGTGCAAAAGGAAGAAATTGCCAAACGGCAGTTTGATATGTTCACTCAATCCTAAAAACAAACCCAGTGACCGTAAAAAGTCGCTGGGTTTTCTTTTTCTCTATGTGTAACGCTGTTTCATTCCGCCTTTCTCACCTCTTCCCACTTTATCAAATTTCTTCCCATTTATGTTGGTTTATGTGTGAGGGTTATGTTGGGTTGGTTTACCTACATTTTGAAACTCCCTTAATGTTGATTTAGAATAGTGGTGCTTAATCATTATTCACAACAAAAAAGGAGCTTCAAGATGTGGGATTTTTTTAAATTTCTTATTCAAACCGTGCGTTTAAAGGATTTTACTATGTGGCTTGTTCTTCTTATTCTACTCTATGCTTTTCAACCGTTTGAATGGTATTTGTTTTTACAACAAAAATCACCAGCCTATTTACCTGATTGGGTGGGGCTAGGTGATGTATCTTTAGTAGCGATTTCACTTATCTGCTCATTAACCCTTCAGTTTGCTTTTCAAGGTGTAAAAACAAAATATAGCGAATATAAGCAGACAAAGTCTCTTAAAGCAGAAATAAGCCGTGTTTCGGTTGAACTTGGCAGAATGTCGAGCGAAGAAATTGCGGTGGTGCGTGAGTTACTCAATACAAATGGTAAGCCGTTAGAGATTGCCAATCATTCGATTGCACTTACCTTGGAGCATAAAGAGATTGTGCTAAATGTAGCAAAGTTTGGATATAAGGCTCTGTACCAACTTACCCCTGCTGCAATTGAGATAATTGCTTATAATTTTGTAACATCTTCAAGAAGATAAAAAGCCCCGAATTTTCGGGGCAGGGATTAGTCTATTTTAAACTGTATGGCAACAAGGGAGTAGTCGTCCGTTGGTGCTTTTTCGATACGTTTTTGTAATGCTGCTGCAAATCGGCTAGTGCTTTGCATTGTGGCATCTGAAAAGCGTGGGCGGTGTTCCCAAAAATGGTGTGCACCGTCTGACATAATGTAGATAAATACTTCGTTGTTTTCATCTTTGAGTTCGTCAATAGGGATAAAAAATTCATCAGGCTTCATTTCAACTTGTGTTGAAATGGCAGTGGTGATGATGTTTTTCCCAGGTTGCTCTTTTAATTCTTTCTTGGTGTAAATTTTTTCATCAAGTAATCTTTGATGTGTGGTGTGATCTTTGGTTTTTTGACGTAATTTGTTGCCTTGCTTGATGTATAAGCGACAGTCACCAATATGCCCGATGTGTAATCCTTCTTCCGTGAGATACGCAAAAGTGAGCGTGGTTGAAGCCCGTTGATATTCTTCAGGAAGTTGTTTAATTTCTGCTAGGCTTTGAGTAAATACATTTTGTGGATCACGCATTAGGTTTTGAATGGCGATTTGGGATGCAATTTCTCCGCCTTTATAGCCTCCTACACCATCTGCAACAGCGAAAAGATAGCCGCTTTGATATTTTTGTGGTGCTAAAATGTGGTCTTGGTTTTGGCGTGCTAATTCTTTTGGAAAGCAATATGTTGATGATGAAATTAAATGTAACATTGCTTATTTTCCTTCTAGTTGATTTATTCTTTCAATCATTTCATTAACAGATTGAAATCTATTTTTAGGCTTTCTTTGTGTTGCCTTTTCTATTATTTCGTCATATTTTTCACTAAGCTCTAATTCTTCCATTAAAATCCCTAGAGCATAAATATCAGATTGAGGAGAATAAATGCTATTTTCAATTTCAGGCGCCATATATTTATTCGTTCCCATTTGTTGCCCAATTTTGGTGATAGGGTTCGATTGACTATTGAGATTTTTAACTAACCCAAAATCAGATATTTTATAAGTTCCACCAGGATATTTCAAAATGTTGAGGGGCTTAATATCTCGGTGTAAAAAGCCTTTCTGATGAAGGTAGGCAACGCCGTTTAAGACCATATGCAGAACATCTAGTTTATAACGTTCTGATAACTTTCTTTCTCCTTCCACACAATCATTCTTACAAAGGATTTCGTCTAAATTACTTTCTGCAATTTCCATAACAAACCAAGGCGTTGCAGAATTTAAATTACACATGTAAATTGGCACAATATTGTTATGTAAACACTTTGCTTGATAGGCTACTTCTCGTTTAAATCGTTCTTGAAGTTCATTTAACTCGGATTCAGAAGGTTTATAACTTGGACGAAAATACTTTCTTGCGAAAATTGTTTTATGGGTTCGTGATTTATTATAAACATTCACTTCTTCAACATAACCAAAAGTGCCAGAACCAATTTCTTTAACTGGCTCAATAAAATAATTCCCAAATTCTTCCATGCTCTTATTCCCAATTCAATGTGATAAAGAGGAATATATCATAATATGGGATATGTAATTGTGATGTCGCTCACAAATTTTTATAATTCAGGATTTTCGAGCAAAAAAGTCATTTTTCCAACTGCAAAAACAAGTGATTATTCAGATCTGTCATTTTATTTTTCATAAATAAACTCCAACTAAATTGCTATTCTTTCTGCTTCTTGCTGCTCTCCAACAGCTTCTTCCCAATAGGTCGATTGTCGGATTTTGACAAGGAAAGCGTCTAAATTCGCTTTTTTCAGCACTGCAATAATGCGATTTTCCATTGCTTCAAAAGCGTCTTGCTCATCATATTCAGGCGGTAAGCCTAATGCGTTGTAATCTTCGTAACCTATCATAAGTTGCTCCTTGTTTACCATTTAAAACAGCACACTGCACGGGAGAAGACCTAGAAAACAAAACCGTGGCTTATGTATGCTGTTTTAGATGGTGCCGCATTATTTCGTGCCCTGCAGCCAAGGGCGGTGTTATCGCTTACTCCCTTGTGGCTCACTATCCACACCCCGTTTTCAGCTAACACACCACTTGATTTGTGATACACATCTTCTTGAGCGGTGGGTCTTTATGGGCTTCCACGCTTTGACTAACTCGCACCCTGCATTCGGGCAAGCGGTGTGTTTTTTATTTAAATTGTTAAAGAGCTACGCTCTTCAAAACTAAGTGCAAGGGAAAGAGTGCCTTTCTTTGACCTGTAAGGCTCAGGTATAATAATTTCTCTTCCACTACCACATTTCGGAGAAATCATTATGAAAAACTTAAACCGTTTCGAGTATTTGCAACTCGCCGCTTCACTGATGCCTGAATCATCAAAATCGAGTGATTATGATGTATTGGCTCACGAGCTTTTTGAATTGGCTAAAGCTATTCAATTGGAGTATGAGGCTCGCTATCGCTATGATGATTCAGCGAATTTTGAGCTACTTAATCAGATTGAACGAGGGAATCCTTTGTAAACATTTTTGAAATTATGTCATCGACACGAACCAGCTTCAGATCTTCCTCTAGCTGGCGTTCATGTTTTCGTTTAACTAAACGCTCGCAAAACTGCTTAAACAGAAGTTGTGGGCGTTCATCACTCAACATTTCTCGCTTACTGAGTACTTCGCTATACTCAAAATCAACAAGCTTGTTATCTACGGTCAGTTTTAGGTTAAAAGTGACTTTTGGCATACTGCCTCCGTTGTTGTTACTCTTACCCTTGCACTCAATTTTTAAAGAACAGAATTTTTGTTATTTAAAACAGCTTTAGTCTTCCGTTTGCTTCAACGCTTGGCGGTCGTTGTGAATACGTTCACATTGATGGCTAAGGGTTTGGCTCTCCGTTAAAGCTGTTTTAGATAACGCCTGATTTTTGTTATCAGGCTGTTTTGTTTTGATGGGTGTAGTTTAGTTAAAACTAAATAAAAAGTAAATAGATTATTTAGTTAAAATTAAATAAAAATTTAGTTATATTTAGTAAAAAATTGATTTAAAACAGAAAATTTTTTGTGATGAGTATTTGATTGATTGTTTTTTAAGCTATTTATTTGCCGAAAGTTGTAGAAGGTTCGAGATTTGGTAAGAAATTGGGGAAATTTGACCGCTTGCATTTTCTTGAGGTTAGGAAGATGCTGTATAAAAAAATAGGGTATACACCTTTTAATAGGTATGAAGAGGGAATAAAAAAGCCCTCGTGGTGAGGGCTTGGATTACATTGATGTGTGGATATGTTGTAGCAAGGCTTCGTTAATGCGAGTTTGCCAGCCTTGTCCCGTGGCTTTGAAGGCATCTATCACTTCACGAGAAAGACGAATTGTGACGGATTGCTTGGTTGGTGCTTTTTGTTTACCACGGGTGAGTTTACGTGGCATTAAGCCTTTTTCTTCCATCTCTGTTTGATGTGAAAGCAATACATTGAGCAGGTTTTCTGGCATTACTTGCTCAATTGGTTTGAATTGAGCGAGTTCTTCATCAGTAAATGGCGTTTCTGCTAATTTGTCATAATCAATATCGTTCTTGTTCATATTTTTTCATCTCCCGTTTGTTGGCTTTACGAAAACTGATTACCCTTAGATTCGTTTCCGTCATTTTGAAGCAAATGGTGTGTAAACGTTCTCCTAAATAGGCAAGAGCATTCCAACGTACTTCGCCATAATCAGTGCGGGTATCTTGCCAGACTAGAGCTGTATGCCATTCAAGAAATTGAGCTTGTTCAAAAGATAAGCCTCTCTCTTCAATATTGCGTTGATTTTTAACTGGATCAAACTCAATTTTCATAACGGATAGGTTTTGTTGATTTGGTTTAATTGTAATTACATTTTATAAATAACACAAGTATTTTGTTGTTACAAAAAGAAAACCGCCACGAGGGCGGTCATAAGATAAGATTATCACTGTAAATAACAATTTCAGTCGCTTTCATCTTTTTATTAGCTGAGTAATTCAGCGTGTATTCACTTTGGCGGTACTGCTGGTAAATTTCTCTAATGTTAGGGTGATTATCATAAGAGACAATCCAATGCATTTTTACCTTGGCCAACTTTTCTTGAATAGCAACGTGGTCCTTATGTCGGTAATAGTTACGATAAAGCCCTTGCCCTTTTTCATAGTATGGTGGATCGAGATAGATTAGTGAGTTAGCAGGAATGTTATCATCAAGCGTAGGAAGCCATTCCTCAGTATCAAAATTAGTAACATGAATATGCTTGGCCACACTACCAATTCGTTCTATCCGCTGAATTAAATCCGCTTTATTAAAACGGCAATCTAGTTTGTAATTGCCCGTTTGATTTAGTCCACCAATAACACCTGCTTTCAGAATACCCGAACGGTTGGTACGATTAAGAAAGAATGCTGCAAAACCATATTCTAATGGAGAGATGTTTTCTTTCTCTTTAAGTATGGCTTTTTGCTTATGCCATTCTTCCATCGTTACTTTAGTATCTTTGGCCAAGCGGATAAAATCTTCAGTTTGCTCGGTAATAGACTTCCAGAAATAGTAGATAGCTAAGTCTAAATCATTGATGTGAATATCGCTGCAGTAACCACTAAAAAGCAAATCAAGAGCAACACCCGCCCCACCAACATAGGGTTCTATGTAGTGTCCGTAAAGATTATTTTTTTCAATAATCTGTTTAATTACTGGGGCAAATTTAGCTTTGCCTCCGGGATAACGTAACGGGGTATTTTTCATTCTAACTCCTCAAATTAGAGGCATTATAACGGTTTTCAAAATAGTTGGCCAGTATATTAAGATTGATAGAATTGTTTAACTTTATTATTAATCTTATCATTTATTTTTGTTATAAAGTCAGATAAACTTTGCTGGTCAGCATCAAACTTTCTCTTTATAAGTTCATTAAATGGGTTAGTATTCTCACTTTCCAACAATCCTTGGATAAACGAATGCTTGTAGAATTTTTTAAAAATCTCTCTAGCTTTGTCTTCTAAGTCTCGATCTCGTTCTGGTCCTTTTTTTAATTGAATTTTTTCCCTTAATGAAAGTAAGTTCATTTGGGAATTGAGTTCAAAGTATTGAATGACTGGTTTACCAAAGTCATTGAAAAACACCTGTTTACTTGTATTTATTTCAGCCCAAAACGGATCATCATTATTAAGAATAAATAAAAATTCGAATAACAATTGATCTGGTGGGACACAGAAAGGTAATTTTATAATTGTAGAATTATCCGAAGATTCATCGCCATCTAAAATAACTAAACTAAGATCTTTGAATTCGGGCACTCCTTTATCTATAAGATGAATATAGTTCTTAGAACCCATTGAGACATCCATTATCTCTATTTTTTTATTTAGTATTCTTTTGCCTGTATCATTCTCATTTAATATGGCTTTGAATAGTTCACTGGCTTCGCTATCCTCTAAATAGCAACGTATTTTAATGCTCGAGTTAATTGGCAACTGAGCTAATAAATCAGACTCTATTTCGCTGAACTTTTTATCTCCTGTTTTTAAAATTCCTTGCTCATAAAATAAAGGAATTATCTTACCAGCGTTTGGACCTAGTTTTTCTAGATATTGAATCATTGTAGGAGAATGAGATGTCATTACAATCTGAATATTGTAGGTTTCTGAATACTCTTTTAAAACATCAATCAACCTTTTTTGGGCTGCGGGGAATAGTGCTGCATCAACTTCATCAATAAGCAACAATCCTCCTTTATAATTACTATTATATTCATCATGCAACTTTTTAAATGACTCTAAAGCCATGACAATTTGTCCAACATTATCCTCACCTATAGAAACTGAATCTTGGTCATAATTATCACCATGTACAACACTTGATGGTATTGCGCCACTACCGGCTACTTTCGAGTTTGTTGATGAAATATTTTTATAAAAGCTCATATGATCTTTTAAAAGTATTTTGCTATTCATTTCAATAAACTTTTTTTATTTTCAGGATTTTGCAAGTAAGAAAAATTAATTTTACTATAATTTTTTCTTTCAGAAATAGGAAACAATCTGCGCAAACCTAAAAATATAACTGGGTGAGTTATATTTCTATCATGATTACCTCTAAGCACAAGACGGAGACCATTTCCTCGTTTTGTAAAGTCTAATTTTAAGTTATCTAGTGGTTCATTAGTATATCCATCATGTACTTTTATTCCAATATCCCAATAATCAGGAGCATTCTTAGTTTTAGGTTTATCAAAAACTTTAGAAAATCTAAAGTGTTCAGAAAACTTTGATTTAAAATCTTTTCCGCCAATGGTTTGATAATTAAGAGATTTTTTTGAATTATTAACATATTCGCTTTCAAAACTACAAATTTGAGCTAGCACACCTAAAATTGTTGATTTTGATGTTCCATTTTGCCCGCAAATTATATTCAGATTAGGCGAGAAATTTATATCTAAATTATTCAATGCTCTGAATTTTTTAATGTTAATTTCTTTGATATAAGTTTTAGACATACGTCCCCCTTTTTTAATACTTTAAGAACTTTCCTAGTTAAACCAAATGCAGACCAACCGCTACACCGATAATGCTATAAATCTTTAGGGTTAATTGGCAACACACGCACGAATTTGCCTATCACGATTGCATCAGCGAAAACATCTTGACTTATGTCGAATGGGTCGTAGTTTTTGTTGTCTGAAAGCGCTTTATAAATTCCACCCGGGATTTTTTGTAGGCGTTTAATGTAAACCTCATTGTTAATCGCAAAGATGTAAACACCTTCGCCAAGATAGCTTTTTACGTTGGTGTCGATAAATACCACATCGCCTTTTTCAATGGTTGGACTCATGCTGTCTGTTGGGACGGTAATCATATATAGCCCATTGTCAGTTTTTCTGCCGACAATCTCCAATAGGCCATCTAATGAAAAATAAATAGACTGGATTACATCAGGGTATTCATTGTTGATTACACCACCAATACCGGCTTTAGCTTGTACATCTAACAGCTCAATTTTAAAATGATGAGCATCGCTTGGTGTCGTGCTGATAGATGAAATAATCAAAGCTTCTAGTTCAGGATCTGAATCAAGATAAAAAGATGGCATACCATAATCTTGCTCAATACGTCTTGCGGCTCTTTCGCCAAAGGTCGCACCTTTTCTTAACTGTGAAATAAAACTTCTATCTTTTTTCGGGATAGATTGACCTTCAAACCATTTCTCTAGGTTTTTCAAACGAATTTCTGACTTGTCCATTTTATCCTCTCCATTGAAGATTTTTGTTTATTTTATTTAGTAACCGCTAAAGAAGAAAGAAAAATATTTACTAAATTTTTGATTTAGTCTAAACTAACTATTATTTATTTTGAACTAAACCAAAACCAAATGAATTTAGCAAAATTTTTAAACAAGAAACCTAGAGGATTTAAGACTGAATTTGCCAGAAAAATTGGTACATCACCGTCTTTCTTGAGGCAGGTTGAAACAGGTTACTCAAAATGCCCTTTGGAATTAGCCAAGAAAATTGAAAAGGAAACTGGCGGAAAAGTGAGAAAACACGATTTGCGTCCAGATGTTTGAAAAATAGGCAAATAAAAAACCCGTGCAGCAACACGGGTTATATGAGGAGTATCCCTATGTAGAGAGATAGTGAATATTCTAGCGAGAAATCCTCATTTTGGCAAGTGTTGGAGTACCGAAAGCAATTGAAAAAAATTATCGAAAGCAGTGCAAGCATTGCTGAAATTGAAACACGTTCACAACAACTTTATGAGGAGATGAGAAATGAACGCTAGACCGAAAGAGAGTAAACCGATTTTAAAACTAACGCCAAAAGCGGAGAGTAAGAAAGTGTGTACAGATGGATTTACGGCAATTCCGAATGAGTTGTTATTTGCAATGGGGCAATTTGGCTTTACTCAACGCCAATATGCTGTGTTGATCGCTGTTATCCAGAAAACACTTTCTTGGTACAAAGAGATGGATTGGATTAGCAATTCTCAACTTTGTGAATTAACTGGCATCAATGGCGAACATAAGGTCAGTGCAGTTAAAAATGAGTTATTCCAGATGAATGTTCTCATTAAAAAAGGCAGATATTTTGGGATAAATCTTGTGGTTTCTGAATGGAAAAAATCTAGTTTACCCGAAAAAGGTAATATTACCCAAAAAGGGAAATTTAGTTTACCCAAAAAGGGAAATTTAGTTTACCCGAAAAGGGTAATGAGGTTTACCCAAAAAAGGTAAGCACAAAAGAAACTATTACAAAAGAAAATATAAATATAACCCCCTTACCCCCTACAGGGGCATCGGTTGAGCAGGGGGAGGAAACATCGAGCCTTGCAAAACCAAAATCTGAGCCTGTTGATTACGAGGGGGTGATGGAAGCCTGGAACGAAGTCTTTGCTGAAACCCCTATCTCGACCATTCGGGTGATGAGCGATGAGCGAAAGCGACAGGTACATCGCTTGGCAAAAAACTTGCGGTCGCAATTTGGGAACTATTCGGTAAAAGCCTTTCGGGATTACTTTGCGGATTTCTGGCAGCAAGTCGCAAGCCAGACGAATTCGTGGTATTTGGGGCATAACCAACGCAAGTGGGTGGCTGATTTTGATTACTTGATGAAACCGAAAACCTTTGCCAAAACTGTGGAGGAAAGTCTATGAGCGTGAAATCTTTAGAGCTGGAAGCGGTGACGATTGGTTGCTTGCTCAAAGGCGGTTTAACCACGCAAGCCCGAGGGGTGTTGGACTGGTTAAAACCTGAAATGTTTGCCGTATTCAAGCTTGGCGAGATGTTTTCAGCCATTCGCAAGCAAGCAGCGAAAGATAACCTGATCGACTTGATGCTGCTTTCGTCCGATTACAACATTTCACTTGCCGATTTGGCTGAAGTGTCAAAAATGGTAGCAAGTTCAGCCAATTTGATAGGCTATGCGGAGAAGGTTCGCCAACTCTACCAACGCAGAACGGCAAGCAAAATTTTCCTTGAGGTGGCAGGTGAGTTAAATACTGCACGAGATGAGCAACTTGATGAGATCACCGCAAACGGTTTACAGACGTTGAGCCGATTATTATCGAACACGGGCAAGATTGAGCCTGTTGCAATGGGCGATTTGCTTGAGGGGTATTTGGAGGTGTTCAAAGAGCGTAGCAATCCAGCCAACAAAAACCACCGCTTGTACACGGATATTACGGCACTTGATGAGATGTTAGGTGGGATTGAAGATACCGATATTTGCATTGTTGCGGGTTGTCCTGGTTCGGGCAAAACTGAAACCGCTATCACACTCACCCGTAACATTCTGGCTCGAGGCGAATCAGTGTTGTTTTTCTCGCTTGAAATGAGCCGTGAGCAGATTGTTGAACGTTTGATTGCGTCAAGCAGTGGGGTAAGTTCAAGCCTGTTGAGAAACCCGCTCAGAATGGACGATGAGCATTTTGCCAAGATGGGCGAAGCATTAGACCGCTTGCAGGCTCAATCGCTTTACATCGTGGATAAGGGCGGTTTGTCGATGGATCAGATTTTGGCGATTGCTTCCGAGCATTTGGAACAAGTGGGCAAGCCTGCAGTGTTGGTGATTGATTACATCGGTTTGGTCTCACACGGTGCGTTAGATGGTCGAGTAAACCGCACTTACCAGATTGCGGAGTCGATGAACAAGCTCAAAGCGTGGTTGAAAGACAATCGTATTCCAACGGTGTTGCTTTCTCAGCTTAACCGCAACGCAGATGATACCCGTCCAACGTTAGGCGAATTGCGTGATTCTGGCTCGCTTGAGCAAGATGCTTCACAAGTGATTCTGGTGCATAACGCACGCAACAAGAAAGACAACGAGCCGAATCGCTATACGGAATGGATTATCGCCAAAAACCGACACGGTCGAATGGGCACAGTGTATATGGAATTTAAACACGGGCAGTTTTGGGAATGCGATCAGGCAATGGCTTGGGAGAGTTTTCAAAAACCAGCAAATACAAAAAGCGGAAAACAATACGGGCAGGGAGAGGCTTAATGCAACTTGAAATGCTCAAAATGGCAGGTGGAATGCTTGCCCCACTCGATGATATGCAAGCTGAAGCCTTGATGAAGTTCAAGACGGGGGAGCAATACCAAGTGGAGATTAAACAGGTTCGCAATCCTGCTTTTCATCGCAAGGTATTCGCTTTCTTCAAGTTCTGTTTTGACCATTGGGCAGCGGATAAAACCGAATGGCGATATTTTGATGAACGTACGCAGTTTGAGGCGTTTCGCAAAGATTTAACCATTTTGGCAGGGTTTAAGGACGTTTGCTGGAGTATTAACGCCAAAGAAGGTAAGCCCGTCGAAGCCAGATTTGTAGCGAAGTCACTCTCTTACGGCAATATGGAGCAGGACGAATTTGAGCGGTGTTATTCAGCGTTAATCAATGCAGCAATGCAAAATATTTTTAAAGGTTGCAATGATGAGCGGATTTTAGACCGCTTGTATGCGTTTTTTTATTAAACAAAAACCGCCCCGAAGGGCGGTGTGGTTAGCGTTTAGCGATACGGGCTAATCCTCGTGGTTGGTAGCCTCGTAAGGTGGTGAGGGCTTTGTGGTAGTGTGGCTCTTCGGTTTCGATGCCGTCTAGCATTTTGACCAGTATGCGTTGCAGTAGTCCGAGTGTGTTGCGGTATTCGGTGGCGTGGGTGTAGGCAGTTGAGCCTAATCTTGCACCGAGAGCCATAAGCGGTTCTGAGACTTGTTCGAGAGTGTCTCGGCAGTTGTAGAGCGAGAACCAGAGGCTGGCAAAGCAGAGCATTTCGGTTTGGGTATGCTCACGGTGGTAAGTTGGTTCAAGCGGTCTGATTTCTTCCACGTTTTGCGAATAGCGACCTGTTTTGCGAATTTGAGGGAGGACTTCTTCAAAGACCCAGTTTTGGAACTCGACCGCTTCGGCTTTGTTGGAACGGGAAATAATGCGGTAGAGGTTCGGTTCGTTGATGAAAGTGATTTCTTGATGCCCTCCGTTTGTAAGGGTTGCAATTTTATTGCACCCCTTTTCATTCAGGCGGAATGCTTCAGCACTTCTACGGTTTACACCTAAAACTTCGCAAACATCGGATAAGCAAAAATACGGTTCATTATTGAAAGATTGAATGCGAACTGGTTGAGATTTGAAATTAAAGGTAGAGATTTGAGTTGTCATGTCGTTATTCCTTTTGAGGGAAGTCCCAATAATTGGGCGGTCGAGAGCTCAAAACTCGTAACGAATCGAGCGGAGTTATTCCCTTTCGGTGTTGTATTCCTCGCACTCTCGACCATTGAAAATAATTTGTACTTTTTGACCGCTTGTAATGAGCTAAGTAATGGTAAGCGCTTAGTCCACTAAATCGCATGCACAAAAAAATCACGCTGACGGGGTGAATTACCGTTCGTTATAAGGGCTTTTGAGACCCTGTAAGAAATATCCTACGCTTGAATGAGGAGCTTGTCAAGCGTAGGGGGATTTACATTGCAAAAGCTGGCATTGCTTGCCATTGATTCGCTACTCGCACGTTCGCTAATGTTTGCTGAAAGCGTTTGTTATGGTTGAGTTCCCATAAATCCACGGCAGTTTGTAGGTTCAGCCAAAATTCAGGGCTGGTACTGAACGCTTTCGAGAGTTTAACTGCCATTTCTAAGCTAATGCGAGTGTTGTTATTGATTAGGCTGCTGGCGGTGTTACGGTGTACGTCCAAAATTTGAGCTAAATCGCCAACTTTTAAGTTAAGTGGTTCTAAAAATTCTTCTAGTAGGATTTCGCCTACGCTGGTGGGTTTGCGTTCTGTAATGTTCATTGTTCGTCCTTATAGTGCGTATGTATGCGGATCTAAAAATAAATCGGACAGTGTGCCGTTTTCAAATTTGAAAATCAGACGGTATTGTTTATTCACTCGAATGGAATAGATTTTATTCTCTTTTGGTTCGAGTAGTTCAAGGTGGTTAGCGGGTGGCACTCGTAAATCGTTGATGTTTTCGGCTGCGTTGATCATATCCAATTTACGAGCAAGCACATTGGTTAGGTTCGCAGGAATTTTACTGTGGCTTTCGCCAAATTGGTAAAAGCGGTAGAGATAATCATCACGAAAGTGCGAGGCGGTTAGGTTAATCATTGTTTTTCATTATGGTTGTTAATGGCTATATTCTATACCGAATAATTGCACAATGCAACTATGCAGGAGGTGAGAATGACAAATTTAAGAAAAGAAGCTAAAGGGCGTGAATGCCAAGTCCGTATCGTGGGAGTGTGTAATGGCAATCCCGAAACGGTAGTACTAGCTCATTATCGTATGGGCGGATTAAACGGTATGGGTATGAAGCCTGATGATATTTTCGGGGCGTGGGCGTGTGAGCGGTGTCATTCGGCTGTAGACGGAAGGCTAAAAACAGAATATGACCGTGAGCAGTTGCGGTTGTTTCACGCTGAAGGCGTTTTCCGTACGCAAGCGGTGTTGCAACGTGAGGGGAAATTATGAGCGATAAGAGAAAGCTAGAAATTGCATTGCCTTTTCCACCGAGTGTAAACCATTATTGGCGGCATACACGAGCAGGTAAGCATTACATTTCGGATGAGGGCAAGCGGTATCAGTCGCAGGTGTTTATGCGGTGTATGGCGGAATTGCCCTTTACGCAAGCGGTCGGAATTTCTGTAGAAGTTACAATGCCTGATAATCGGGCAAGAGATCTCGATAATTTGTGGAAGGTGCTGTTAGACAGTTTGTCGAAGGCGAAGATGATTGAAGATGACTGCTGGCAGAAAGTACCAAGCATTGCGATGAAAGCGGTGGGCGTGAGTAAGGAAAATGCGGGTATTGTGGTGACGATTGAGGAAGTGTGATGCAGATTGATGTAAAACGTGTGTTGATGTTGTGGGGTGGCTATGTTCGATTTACGGATTGCAGGGGGTATCCGACAATGCAGTCGTTTATGCGTGAGAGTCCTGAGATGCGAACTCAGCGTAGATATTTGATGCGGTTAGATGATGAGACGTTGGAGAAGGTGGATAAGCAGGTGCGAAAACTTGATGAACTTTCTTTTAAAATCCTTTTCTTGCGATATGCTGCTGGACTTGAACATAAGATGATTTGGCGAAAAGTAGAGCTATGTAAGCCAACTTATGAAAAGCATTTAATGCTGGCGGAGAAGTTTGTAGAAGGTGCGTTAGCGGGTGCGGAGATTAAGTTATTTTTTTAGCAAAAAAGGTATTGCAATGCATATGCTTGAGGTATATTATTTGTGATAAGTTGCGGTTACAAGCATAGCTAATTCCGCAGAAGAATTTTACAGCCCTGATTGGTTTTCCAATCGGGGCTTTTTTATGCCTCGAAAACGGGGTGGAGTATGAAATCAATGTTTAAAGACCCAGGAAATCAAAGTTATCTTTGGTCGGGTTTTTCTGGACTGCTTGCGTGGTTGGGTGACCAGAATAACCTTATGTTGCTCAGTATCTCAATTGGTATTATCACAGCGGTGGTGAATGCGTATTCTAAGTGCATAGAAGGAAGAATGCTCAAGCGTGAAGATGAGCGAAAAGAAGAATTGCACCAAGTTAGAATGGCTAGATTGAAGAAGGGATTAGATGATGAAGTTATCTAAAACAAGAACCGCTTTAGGATTTGGAACGGGCGTTTGTTCTGTGGGGGCGATTATTACGTTATTGCTTGCCAATTTTGGCGGTGAAATTCACACCTCTAAGCAAGGTTTGGAAATTATTGGTGATGCAGAAGGGTGTAGACGAGACCCGTATCAATGCCCAGCGGATGTGCTTACGGTGGGGATTGGTTCAACCGCAGCAAGCGGTGAAAAAATCGATCCAAAACACAGATATTCTGATTTGGAAATTGCCGAGCGTTGGAAGAACGATATTGTGATTGCCGAGCAATGTGTGAATAAATATGGAAATGGTAAACAACTGCCGCAATCGGTATTTGATGCTGCAGTGTCGATTACCTTTAATGTAGGTTGCGGTGCTGTTCGCAACTCAACCTTATTCAAACTGTTACGTTCAGGCAACTATTACCAAGCCTGCCACGAGTATCCTAAATGGGTATATGCAGGCGGTAAGAAATTACCTGGCTTAGTCTCTCGTAGAGAAAAAGAGAAAGCATTATGTTTAGCCGATTTAACGTCGCATTAACTGCAGTCATTTTGGGCTTGTGTGTTTGGTTATGGGGTCAGCATCAGACGGTATTACACTTAAGAGCCGAAAACCTCACACAAGCCCAAACGATTATTGAGCAAGAACAAGCGAATGCCAATCTCACCATTCAGCTTGAGCAAGAGATTGAAGCGGTCAGAAATCAGCAATCGCTTGCTGATGAGTTACGCAAACAAGCAGAGGTAAAACGTGAAAGCATTAAAACGATTTTGGTTAAAGAGCCGTGTGCTCGTGTGCCTATGCCTCGCACTGTTATTGAGCAGCTGCAGCACTACACGCATTAAGACCGTTTACCTCACACCACCGCAAGCTTATCTCACGCCTTGCCCGCAAACAGTGTTTACAGGCGAGACTTACGGAGATGCAATAGATTACCTAGTTGTAGTAATGAGCGAGCGTGAGTTATGTGCTAAGCAGGTGGATAGTGTGCGTAACTGGGTAGATATTCGAAGTAAGGCGCAATGATTTAGATAAGGCGAGAGTGTTATGGCTCTCGCTTTTATTTTGTGTAAATTAAATGCTACATAATTTACGTATAGTTTCGGGTTTGGTTAGATAAAACCCCGAGAAAATACGCAAACTATGTGATGTATATATAACAAAAAGGTACTCCTGAGGGAGTTGCCCTTTCCACGGGGTTTCGGGCTCGCGGTTTTCGACAGTTTTTTGAGATTCTAGGCATCATCATCTTTTTGGTTTTTCGGTATTTTAACGGCGTTAGTTATGGATAATTTATACGATTTGAAACTCAATATAAATCAGATATCCGAACTAGTCGGAATGCATCGACAAACTGTGTCACAACGGCTTGCTGGGCTTACTCCAGCTATAGGTAGTAACTCAAAGTTAAAGCTGTATGCAATATCTGATTTAATTAAAATTGGGCTTGCAGAAAAAATGACGGCAGATGTTGATAGCTTATCGCCTGTTGAGAGACGAGCATTTTGGCAAGCGGAAAACGAAAGACTTAAATACGAGCGAGATACTGGCGAACTGGTGCCATCGTTTGAAGTCGCTCAAGAGATGGGCTTTTTGGCTAAAGCTGTTGTGCAGTCACTTGATACATTGCCAGATATTTTAGAGCGTGATTGTGGATTAACTCCAACACAATTAACTCGTGTAATACAGGTGATTGATGACGTTAAATCGCAAATGTCATTACATATACAGGCTGGCGATAATAAATCAGAGGAGTAGCCATGTTTGCATCAGCTAAAGATATTAGGCGAGATATTGCAAATCTACTTAAACCGCCTCGCCGAATGAAAGTATCGGAAGCCGTAGCGGAATATATGCGCGTGCCTGTTGGTGGTGGTAACTCAGTTAAATGGGATAAAGATACTGCTGCATATATGCTAGAGCCAATGGATTGCCTAAACTCTCGTGAGTATGATGCAGTAATTTTTGTTGGGCCGGCTCGTACTGGTAAAACAATCGGATTGATTGATGGCTGGATTACTTATGCGATTATTTGCGATCCATCAGATTTCCTCTTGGTGCAACTTACACAAGAGAAAGCCAGTGAGCATAGTCGTAAACGTTTAGACCGCACTTTTAGATGCTCGCCTGAGATTGCAAAAAGATTAAGCCCGCGTAAAAACGATAACAATGTCCACGATAAATATTTTAGGGCAGGTAATCTATTAAAGATTGGTTGGCCGTCAATTAACGTATTGTCATCATCCGATTACAAATACGTTGCATTAACAGACTATGACCGCTGGCCCGATGATGTGGACGGCGAAGGTGACGGATTTAGTTTAGCGTCCAAACGGACAACTACATTTATGAGTGCCGGTATGACACTTGTAGAGAGTTCACCAGGCAAGGACATAGTTGATATAAAACATCATCCAAAAACTACTCACGAGGCACCGCCAACAACTGGGATTTTATCTTTATATAATCGCGGTGATAGACGTAGATTTTATTGGCAATGCCCTCATTGCAAAGAGTGGTTTGAGCCATCAATGGCAAATATGGTGGGTTATCGTAGTGATACTGACTATGTTAAGGCAAGCGAAAATGCTCGTTTACAATGCCCGCATTGTCAATCTCTCGTAGATCCTGACAAGAAACGAGCATTAAACATCGGTGGCAAGTGGTTAAAAGAGGGGCAAACGATAGATAAAGACGGTGTAATCCATGGCGAAGGAAGAAACTCACGTATTGCATCATTTTGGCTGGAAGGCCCTGCAGCCGCTTATCAAACATGGGCGCAATTAACTTATAAATTACTCACTGCTGAACATGAATTTGAAATGACAGGCAGTGAAGAAACGCTAAAGGCAGTAACAAATACAGACTGGGGATTGCCTTATTTACCACGCTCCGCACTTGAGCAACGCCGAAGTGATGAGCTGATGGAGCGGCGCGAAGAAACCGAAAAAAGAACGGTACCTTATGGGTGCCGTTTTTTATTGGCTGCAGTTGATGTACAGGGTGGGCGGAATCGCCGTTTTGCCGTCCAAATTGTGGGATATGGCGAAAACAGCGAACGGTGGCTCATTGATAGATACAACATTAAATCATCAATGCGGAGCAATTCAGAGGGGGAAAGCCTCCCCATTGATCCGTCCGCCTACCCTGAGGACTGGGATTTACTCATTAGTGATGTACTCAATAAGCAATATCGTATTGAGGGATTAGACGGCGGATTCATGCCAATCCTTGCAATGGCGGTGGATAGTGGCGGTGAGAACGGTGTAACAGATAACGCCTATAAGTTTTGGCGCAGATGTAAGCGTGATGGCATATCAAAACGAGTGTATCTCGTCAAAGGTGATAGCACCAAGCGCCAAAAACTGATTTCTCGCACTTATCCTGATAACACTTCAAGGTCAGATCGCCATGCTCAAGCTCGCGGAGATGTGCCGCTATACCTACTCCAAACAGACCAACTCAAAGATCGCATTAGTAATGCACTAAGCCGTGAGACTATCGGGGCTAACTATATCCATTTTCCGTCGTGGCTTGGCGAATGGTTTTTTGATGAATTGACCTATGAGGAGCGAGGACAAGACGGTAAGTGGCGAAAACCAGGTAAAGGCAACAATGAGGCTTTTGACTTATTTTGCTATGCCCATGCGATCGCTATTTTGCGTGGTTATGAGCGTATTAAGTGGGGCGATGAGGACAATGTCCCATACTGGGCAAAACTACCTGGATTAAATCCTGATGTAATCCGAAAAGAGACAACTGCACCGGAAGAAGAAACTGAAAGTGCGGTAGAAATTGAACAAGTAAAACTGCAGCCGAAACCCAAAACAAAAAGTAATTGGCTAAACGGTGGCGTAAGCAAGAAAAAAGGTGGGTGGCTGTGATTTACGATAAAGACGAGCTTGAAGAAAAAATCCGAACGCTTGATGAAAAAATCGAAAACGCCCAAAGCCAAGTTAGCTTTAATGGGCGTTCGGTATCTTACCAAGTGTCCGAATGGACAAAACAACGTGACCGTTATCAACAAATGCTTAATGAGTTATTAACGGAAACAAGACAGCGCGTTAAACGCCACAGAATCAAATATGCGAGATTTTAAACAATGGGAATATTAGATAAAACAATTGCCGCAATCTCGCCTAAATGGGGCGCACAGCGAGCAAAAAGCCGATATGTGATGAATGCGTATGAGGCAGCAATGCCAAACCGTACACATAAGGCAAAGCGCGAAAGCCAAGGCGCTAACGTATCGACCAAACAAAGTGCGGTCAGTTTGCGAGAACAAGCTCGAGCGTTAGACCAAAATCACGATATTGTGATCGGTATTTTGGACAAAATGGAAGAGCGTGTGATTGGCTCTAGAGGAATTCATATTGAACCACAACCTCTAAATTTAAGTGGTGATGTTGATGAGGCGCTGGCGGAACAAATCCGCAAAAAATGGGCGGAATGGTCTATCCGTCCAGAAGTCACTGGGCAGTTTACTCGCCCTGAACTTGAAAGGATGTTGTTACGCACGTGGCTATGTGATGGGGAAGTGTTTATCCAACTTGTGCGAGGCAGTGTAGCAGGTCTCAATCACAGCACCAAAATCGCATTTAGCCTTGAGGCATTAGAGCCTGATTTTGTGCCGATGAATACCCTTGATACGGCAAATGTAATTCAAGGGATAGAAATTAATGCTTGGCACCGTCCTGTGTCTTACCGCGTTTACATGGACAATCCACAGGAAAACAACCGCACTTACGGGCGAATTAAATCAGTGCCTGCAGAAAATATGTTGCACCTTGCGTTTAAAAAGCGCTTGCATCAATTGCGTGGCGTATCGATGTTGCACGGCGTAATTATCCGACTTGCCGACCTTAAAGATTATGAGGAAAGTGAACGTGTTGCTGCACGAATTGCCGCCGCCTTTACGATGTACATCAAAAAAGGTGATGCCGCACTCTACGGAGATAATGAGGATTACAGCGCAGATAGTCCGGAGCGAGATTTTGAGATTGCTCCAGGTGCAATCATTGATGATTTAAAACCTGGTG